AAACTTTAAATCTTATGATGAACTGAAAAGTAAACTTGATAAAGTTTTAAGTGGTGTTAGAAATACTGGTACAGCTGAAGATGTTATGGACCCACCTACAACACCAACAGTTAGTGAACCAGTTGTAAACGAAACAGCAGATACTTCTTTTCAAGTAGATACTTCTACTTCGGTTGCTGATAGTGAGGATGATGGTGATGAAACGCTTGATTACTTCTCAAAATTAGCAGAAGAGGATTAATCTCTCCACCTGTTTCTTTATATGGGGGTTAGGATATTCTGTCCTAACCCCTTTTTAATATAAATAATACTAATTGTCATGTACAGTTTGAGATATCAAATCATATAAAGGAGACTATATATGGAAATTATTAATAAAATAAAAGGCTGGGCAGCTGCTCTAGCAGATGTAGGTGTTTCACTTATTGCTTTGGGTATTGTGCTTGAGGTTTTATTTAGTGGACAAAACGTGCCATTCTGGCCAGACATAAGTGTGATAGGTAATGTACAATCAATTATCGCTGGGTTTAGTGCTCAAGGTTTAGTTGGTTTAGTTGCTGTTTGGGTTTTATACTCAATATACACTAAAAAGTAAATTACATTATTAAGGGGTGAATCCCTGGATTAAGGGGTGTTTCGGCACCCCTTTTTTTTAGCGTATAAATAGTTTATATGAATTTGTTTTTTGAAATATTAATTGAATTTGGTTTACCTGTAGCTGCCTCTGGTGTTATGGGTGTTTTTATATATATGATTTTAAAGTATATTCTAGAATCTGTTGTAGGGCAAGTAAGTAGTATTCATGGTATTATTATGGCACTAGATAACAGAATTAAAACTATGAATAATGACATGATAAAATTAGACTTACTTATATCTCACGCTTTAAAATTAAGACCAGACGAAGATAGAATCTCTAGAGCAGACGGAAAAAAGGACGCCAGGAGAGATTAAATGTCAATAATAGAGATACTCAACCAATATGGTTTCGCTACATTGGCAGCAATCGCTATGGGTTGGTTCATATATTTCATATACAAGTTTACAACAGAAAATCTTAAAAAGAAATTAGGCGAAGCAAACACAGCTTTAATTGGTTTACTTGATAGAATTAGAATGTTAGATAATGACCTTATCAGGTTAAGGTCAAAATTAAATACGGTATTGGAGATACAAGAGAATGAACGAAAAAATGCCCAGAATGATAAATCAGAGACTACAAAAAGAATACCTAACCCACTTAAAAAATAGTGCTGTCGCAATAGGCACACTTTTTATAACTACCATCGTAATTGTCGGACTAATAGACTACCTTTTCTTATAAATATAAGCATGAGAACACTACAAAAGGTAGTGTTAGTATCAATTTTTTATGTGTTATTGGTGGGTCCTAACACTCTTACAGCAAGCGAATTAGTACACGATTTTAAGAATCCTGCATTTAGCGGGAATGGTTATTCTAGCCATGTCTTATCTGTTGAACAATTACAATTCAATAGAAAAAAAGGTGTTGCTGATGACGCTAAATCAGCGGCCGCAGCTGCACTTAGAGCAGAAAACAACACAACTATTGCTAAGTTTATAAAAAATGTAGAGAGTAGAATTTATGCTAACTTATCAAAACAGTTAGTTGACAATATGTTTGGTACTTCATGTACAGGTACTTGCCCAACAAGTGGTACTGCTGAAGTAGAAGGTTCTACAATTTATTGGATTAAAGATACTTCAACAGAAATTATTACATTAACGATTACAGACCCTACTGGTAATGTTACTACAATGTCAGTACCATTAGGTGATTTTCAGTTTTAGGATTTAAGATGGGCATATATGAATTTTTAAGAGTTGCAGGAGTTTTATGTCTTTTAACAGGTTGTGCTTCTACTGGTTCCAATCAATACTCAAATGTTGCAGAACCATATATTGAAGGAACAACTACATATGAAAAATTAAGAGAGATACCTGATTTAGGCAATCAACCAATGATTACGATTGCTGTATATGAATTTACAGACCAAACAGGACAAAGAAAACCTAATCCAAAGTTTTCGCAACTGTCAACAGCAGTTACACAAGGTCCTGATGTTTGGGTTATATCTGCTTTAAAAGCAGTGAGTGATGGCGACTGGTTTAAAGTTGTTGAAAGAAAAGGTTTAAACAATCTTGTTAAAGAAAGACAGTTGATTAGAAGTACAAGAGAACTATACGATGGTGAAACAGAAACAGGTAATGTTTTGAAACCATTAGTCTTTGCAGGATTAATTATTGAAGGCGGTATTGTAGGATATGATAGTAATGTAATGAGTGGTGGTGTTGGTGCAAGATATTTTGGTATAGGTGTAAGTGAGCAGTATCGTACAGACCAAGTAACAGTTTCATTAAGACTTGTTGCAGTACAAACAGGTGAGATATTATTATCTGTTTCAGCAACAAAGACTATCGCAAGTTATAGTCAAGGTGGCGATGTATTCAGATTTTTAGATTTAAGTACAAAAGCGTTAGAATTTGAATCAGGAAACGCTACAAACGAACCAGTTAATTATGCTATAAGAACAACAATAGAACACGCCGTGTTGCAGATGATATATGAAGGTGTCAATAAAAAATTATGGAAAATGCAAGGCGTAAATAATATACATTTAGAAAAGGAAAATAAGTAAATATGAAAAGTATAACTAAAATAGTTATGTTTTTGATGATGATTTCAACGCCATGGGTTATGGCAAATGATATCTATGTAACACAATCGGGAGCAACATTAACTTTAGATGTGTTGCAAGACGGACAAAATAACACAATAGGTAATAGTACTACAGCTTCAACTGTAACAGGTGCTACATCTAATTTTAACATTGACCAAATTGGTAATTCCAACGTATTAACTTTTGATATCAATGGTGCTAACTATACAGGTACATTTAGTACAACTGGTAATAGTAACGACATAGATATTAAATGTGATAGTGGAGGAACAGTTAGTTCATGTGCCACAGTTACAGCGTCAGTTATTTGGGTAGGTTCTTCAAACGACCTAGACATTGACATAGGTGAAACAGCAGACGCCACAGGTGCTAATGTTTCAATAACAGGTGCGTCAGGTAGTGATAGTAATGTTGTTGCTACTACAATAGATGGTACTAGTGTTATCTTTACTTTATCAGTAAATGGTGATACAAATAATTTCTTGGTTGATATAGACGGAGATGGTGATAGTGCAGGTCATACCTACATACACACACATACAGGTTCTATTGCTGACGTAGATATTACACAATCAGGTATTTACGATAACATGATTACTTTAACAACAAGTGGCGACAACCACAACATTGATATAATACAGAGAGACTAATATATGGACTTAGGATTAATTACATTTATATTATATACAGGAATGATTACATATGCGGCTTATAAATTTTATAATTGGGTGCATAGTCTTAACCCTTACGATTTTACCCCTAAACAGTAGTCTTGCTTCTATTGGTGAAGTAACACTACACGAAGGTAATGCAGCTATTGATAGACAAGATGGTGAAAAAGGTATCGTAGTTGAGAAAGACTTAGACATTTTCTCCTACGATACTGTAAAAACAGGCAATGGTAAAGTTGGCATTGAGTTTGTTGACGATACCAGAGTTGATGTTACTCAACATAGTAAACTTCTTATAGACGATTTTGTTTATGACCCAAATACCAAAACAGGTAAACTATCCTTAAAGGCAACTCTTGGCACAGTACGATATGCTTCAGGACAAATTGCTAAAAACTCAGCAACAAATGTAAAGATAACAACACCAACAGCAACAATTGGTGTTCGTGGTACAGATTTCACAATGACAATTGATGAAGTAGGTTCATCTACAATTATTCTTTTACCAAGTTGTGATACAAATGGTAGTTGTTTTGTCGGCGAAATTAGCGTAGAGTCAGACGCAGGTCAAGTTATATTAAATCAAGCATTTCAAGCTACAGTTGTTGATACAGTTGCAACTAGACCATTGACACCTGTAACTTTAGATTTAGATGAAGATATGATTAATAATTTATTGATTATATCTAAACCTGCTGAAATAGAGCAAATGCAAAACGAAGAAGGATTAAATGAAGTTGCAGACGCTTTAGATATTGACTTTTTACAATTTGATGATTTAGAAGTAGATTATCTTGAAGAAGATGAAAGTCAATTTGCAACAGGTCTTGATATAGATTTCTTAGAGCAAAACTTTTTAGCAGATATTTTAGCACAAATTAATAAAGAATTAGCAAAGGCGATGAGGTCAGAATTTGATAAGAAAACAACAGCTGGTATATTACTAGGTAAGAATCCTGAAACTGGTGTTATAATATTAGATGAGGATCCACAATGGGTTTGGGCTAGAGAGGACGCAAGTGGTGCTTATATTGAATTAAGATTAGACAAAGAGTATGGATATGTATTGAATATAATACAAAGTGAGTTTGAACAATATGATTTTGAGTTAGGAGGTATAGAAAATGCTATCACTATTCAGCAAATTAATTAAAGAAAATTTATTACTGGCATTCTTAGTATGTTTTATACTATTGTTTTCATCAACAGCATTTGCTAGTAAGACAGCATTAATCTATCATAGTAATTATTCAGACGCACATACAAACGTCAAGGCACAATTAGAGGCAGATGGTTATACAGTTACCTTATCTACGACAGGTACAGTAGATGAAAATTTAATTAATAGTTATGATGTGGTTTGGGATATGAAATATAACAATAGTATAGGTAGTAATGGTAAAACTAGATATCAAAACTTTGTACAGGCAGGTGGCGTTTTAGTATTAGTTGGTGAAAACAATCAAAACTTTAGTAATAATAACCAAACTATTGAAGCATTCATAGAAAACAAATTAGGTGGTACAGTAGGACTTGTTGGTAATACAAATGGTTGTGCTTATAACTGTACAAATAATAATAACTCAAATACAATCACAACTACAAATACTGATATAACAGATAGTGATTATGGTAGTGATGTTGCAGTATATCCTTATGGTACATATTTTACAGGTGATGGTACATGGGTTGCAAAAAACGGTAACGGTCAAGTCTTATGGATGCGTTGGTCAGGCAATCAATTACCAAGTGGTTATACAGGTGCGGCTTATATAACTTTTGACATAAATCAATTTGAAAGTCCTTTTGATAAAGCAAAAATGGCTAACTTAATTTCAGACACATACGAAAACTTTTTAACAGTAGTTAATATTACACCAACAACTAATCAATCATCTACAATTACAACTGATAAGGCAAGAACAGGTAATGGTGTTAAGATGAATGTTGATGGTGATGGTAATACAATTAATATTGAGCAAACAGGTGAAAATAATTTTGTGATAGGCACAGATTGGTCTAGTGATAGTCAAATTACAGGTAATAGTAATACTGTTAATATAGACCAAGGTAATGTAACGACAAGTGGTAATAGTGGTAATAATGGTATTGCATTAGATATAACAGGCAATACAAATACACTTAATATTTCTCAAGGAGATTATGCAACTGACACAGGCGACCATAGATTGTGGTTAGATATTGATGGTTCTACAAACACACTAACTTTACAACAAAGAAACAATGGCACAACTTCAAGTGAGCATTATATGAGTTTAGATTTAGATTCATCTTCAAATGTTATTACCATGCAACAACTTGACAATGGAGATAAGACTGTTTTTGTAGATATAAATAATTCTAATAATGCAGTAGATATAACACAATCTGGTACAGGTGAACACTTTTTAGATTTAACTTTAGGCACAGGTAGTTATGCTCATGATGTTGATATATCACAAACAGGTTCAGGTGACCATGCAGCTAGAGTTGATTTAGATGGTTATTCTACCGACTTTGATTTATCACAAACTGGTTCTACTGACCAAGATTATAACATAGATATGACTTGCGGAGTACAAGCAGGTTGTACACTATCAACAACGCAAGGTAATTAATGAGAAAAATATTATTGATACTACTTTGGCCTTTTATAATGCTAAAGAACTTATTATCT